AATGAACAAATTGAAAAACTTGATACTTCTGACGGTTTACAAGATATTCTAATAGGTTTATTAGATGAATCAAGAGCAGATAATCACGATGAATGGATTAAAGTTTTATTACTTTCAAAAACTATTAATGTAAGCTATGAAGCATTCGATGATTTTTCTAAAAAATGCCCACAAAAGTATAATAAATATGAAAATAAAAAAATTTGGGATAATACAAAAATTAAAACTAGTGGTCCAGTTTATTCAATCGCAACTTTACACTATTGGGCAAAACTTGATAACGAAGTTGAATATCAAAGAATAATGAAAACCGTTAAACAACTACCAGAAAATAAAATAAAACAACTTAATAAACAAAAAGAAAAAGAAGAAAACCAACTTAATAAACTAAAAGAAAAAGAAGAAAAACAACTTAATAAACAAAAAGAAAAAGAAGAAGAAGAAAATGAATATAAAACTTGGTATAATGAAACAAAAGAACGTATTGAAAAAGAATGGTTTAAGATCAAACACCCAATGACTTATTGCCGTGTTTATAAAGATCAACTAAAAACAGTAAGTGTAAAAGACTGTGATGAAATTTTAAAAACTGAAAATTTTAAACAAGGTAATAAAAAAAGATTTTTCTTTGATGAATGGAGGGCTGATGATAGTATAAGACAATATGAAACAGCCGTATTTGATCCAGAAACCACAGACAAAACTGTATATAATTTATTTACAGGATTTGAAAATGATGTAGGTGCTGAACCCAAATGTAATGAAGCAATATCAAAAGTTATAAATACTTGTTTCAAAACAGAAGAAGCAATAAAATATTTTTATTCTTGGGTTAGCCATATATTAAACAAACCATCAGAAAAATGCGGGACAGCCATTTTGATGTATTCTAAAGCCCACGGTGTGGGCAAGGGATCAATTATTGATTTAGTAAGGGCACTTGTTGATGAAAAATATGTTGGTAAACTAGATAAGATAGATGATATTAAAGAAAAATTCAACGCACATTTTTCAAACAAATTTTTTATATATGGTGATGAAATTCGTTCTAGAGCATCTGAGCTCGCATCAGAACTGAAAAATATAATCACACAACCCCAAATTAACATTGAACTCAAGGGTATTGATAAACAATGTATAAAAGATTGTGCCAATTATATTTTTACAACAAATACTGAGGTTGCTTTTCACATTGAACGTGAAGACCGCAGATTTTTTGCGGTTGAAATTGATGATACCAACCCAAAACTAACCAAATCAGATTTTATTGAATTTAGAAAAGCAATAGAAGATAAAAAAATTATTCAAGAAATGTTTAGTTATATAAAAAATTATAAAGATCCATTTGTTATTGTTGGTAATACCCCACCAATGACTGATTACAAGGCTAGAATAACCTCATTTTCACTTGATGCTATCACATCTTATCTATTCAAAAGAATTAAATACTATAAGCATAGTGTATATGGTGCTAAAGATTTTTATGAACTTATAAGGGAGTATGCGAAAGCAAATAAAATAGTATCAAATATAACTGATAAATATTTAGGCGATACTATGACTAAACTAATTGCTTCAAGTGATAATTTAATAGTAAAGGCCAGAATTAGTTCAGGTGTTGTCTATAAATTCCCAGGCAAAAAAGAAATGTTGAAAATTTTGAAAAAATATGATCCCCTTGTTTATACTGCTCTTGGTCTTGACGATCTAGAAGAAGGCCAAGATGTAATATCCAATATGGATGAATTAAAAAATAAAACTAAATATTTTGATGTATAATATATTGATTTAAACAAATAGATTATTATTGTAATAATGAGTAATAATAATCCCTTTGATACCCTATTCTATTGCCAATGGATGGATATCCAGAATAGAAAAATTTTTATTTCAATTACAGACAGTGATGAATGGATTAAAGATATAACTGAATTTTCATTTACTTCTAACGGAAAATTATATGTTTATGTTTTTAGTAATGGAAATTGTGATGAAAATTTTAATGAAATGTATAATGGAATGATTGATGACTTCAAAGAAAGGAAAGTAAAAATTCATAATTATTGCGTAAGAGAAAATATTGAACCACACGATATCATCCCGGCTTGTGATGAAGCCAGAAACAAATTATTAAAACCCGAAGATATCATATTTGTTGAAAACGATTTAAACACTCAAACAATATAATCTTAATGGAACAAACATTTAAAATTGAACAATTAACAGATACTAAAATTAAAATTGTTGATCATTTTAATTTGAGTCCTTGGACATATTCAATTAGATTAGGCGGAAAATGGTTTTATCAATTTATTGATTCACCAGAAATTGAACTAAATAGAAATGTTTCAAAATATTTTGAAGACATAAAAGAGTTTAATAAATTGAATCCTGATAATATTGATACCCCAGTTATTATTGTTTCCCTTGATTTAAATGAATATAAAAAACTTAAAAAAATTGATAAATTAAATCCAGGATCATCAATTATTTCCCCAGCAATACCAGGCGGAGATTTAGATAGGATGGAAAAAATGGAAACTGAACTAAATAGAAAACAAAAACAATTATTAATGTTATCAACCAAATTGGATAACTTGGAAAATCTACTTAAAAAATCTCTAGGCTTATAATATAATGAAGTTTGAAACAATTTTGAAATCAAAATATAATATTGAACCTAGTAAATATATGTCAATGGCTAAACAACGAGCTAATAAACTTGGATATACAAAAGAATTAAATTTTGCCGATGATGGGCAACATAAATTGGAATATGACGGTATAAAATTTGGAAATACAGAAAATAAAGATTATATAATATATTATATAACACAAGGTGAAGATAAAGCAAATCGTATGCGAAGAGCTTATCATTCAAGAATGTTCGCTGAGAAATCAGGAAGAACAATTACAAAAAAAATGCGTTTAACCCAAATTAATTGGTAGCTTTAAAACAATTTATATTTGATATTGTTTTAAAGATATATTATTTTATATAATTAATGACTGAAGATTTTAGACCAGTTCCAAATTGTGAAAATTATTTTGTTTCTAATTTAGGTAGAGTTAAAAAAAATGATAAAATTATTAGAACAGCAGTTAATAAAAGAACGGGATATGTTGGGGTTAATTTATATGATGGAGATTTTCACGCTTACGTTCATTTACATAAATTAGTATGTTTAGCATTTGTTGAAAATCTTAATCCAGATTTTTTTAATGAAGTTGATCATATAGACAACAATAAAAATAATAATTGTGCTAGTAATCTAAGATGGTGTTCAAAATCTGATAATTTAAAAAATAGAAAAGGATATTCCAATACCGGTAAAAAATATATTTCACAAAGAGGGGACAAGTTTATATTACAATTCAATGGTTCTGGATATTGTAAACAATTTAATACATTAGAAGAAGCTATGGAAGCAAGAAAAGATTTATTATTAGTAAAAAATATTTCTTGGAGAGATGATTATGACAACTAAGTTAAAATGGCATAAAGATTAAATTCTATTTTAACTAAGGATGAGTATTGAAACCCTAGCAACTGACATAGCAGTAAAGCTGGCAAGAAAAGGGTTATCCGCCCTTCAATCACGATTTTTATCAGATAAAGCTCTAAACGATAAAATTGTAAAACGGAGACTAGGTGATACATCTAAAACACATATAAGCGGTTTATGTATCATCCACAAAGGGGGCAAAAGCACCCTTCAAAATTCAGTAAATAAAATGGTTCTTGCTAATGATGCCCTAAGCAAAAAAGAAAAATCAAAAGTATTTTGTGTTGATACAGATGCTTTACTTAGATTACATTCTGATGTTGAAACCGTCAGGAAAATTCTAAGTTTTAGATTAGAAGGGAATGACACGATGGCAAATGTAGTGATGAGACCAATTATTAAATCAGAATTTGAAAAACTCAGTAAAAATTATATTGGATGGCGTATTATTGTTCTTTCATCTGATTTATCATTACTTGAATATTTAGGTATTCAAGATATAGTTGTATTGCTACCAAGTAATGTTTTTTTCAAAGAAATTTTAAAAAATGTTGAACCAGAAAGTGAAAAAATTAGAATCAATGATGAGAGATCATTATTGGCTGAACTTTGTGAAAATAAACAAACTTGGTATACGTCATACCAACATCTAGAAGATCTAGTAAGCAGTAATTTTGGTTTAAAAAAAGTAGAGTTCTGCCAATCTCAAATTTAATTAAAAAATTAGTAATAATTTTTAATTAAACAATTATATTTTTTTCTGAATCTTTCCCCGGTGTGTCTATAATTAATCCATTATTACTCAATTCCTTTTTTTTACTTTCTAATATATCATCACTTACACCAAGCAATTTTCCAAAGAAAGTTAAACCATATAATAATCTACGGGTTTTAATATCATTTTTTGATTTTGGGCGTCCAACTGGTTTTTTTTCAATTTCATTTTTGATTTTTTTGGGGCGTCCACGTTTCTTTTTTTCAGTTTCTTTTACTTCCATAAATATTACTTCTTTTACTTCACGTTTTTCATCAGACATTATTTTTTTTATTTCTTCTTCATTTAAATTCAATATTGACATTATTAATTACATTTATTATCTCTTTAAACGATTATTTAAAACAGTTTTAAAGACTTATTAATTAAAAATTATAATGTCTGAAGTGAAAACTGATGTAAATGCTGAAACACAAGATGAAACAACTACAGCAATAAATTTAATTGATGATGTTTCAAAAAATTTAGAAACATTAAAAAAACTTGTTGGTATTAAAAAGAAAACTATAAAAAAGAAAAAAGAACAAAGTGAACAAGAAAAAAAAGAAAAATCAGAAAAACTTCCAAAATATGTTTATATGAAAGAAGGTATCTGGTATAAAAAAAATGTTCACGAATCAATCAAAACTAACTTGAAGAAATACATCTTAGAATCTATGCTTCATTAAACTCTTTTAAAGATATGTATTCTAATTAAATAATTATGACTACATACCTTCCTATTTTACTTCAGAAAAAAATGAATATTTTGGCTACTACAAATCTTAATATGAATAACCAATTTAGGGTGATCAATGCCCTTGATCCAGTTAATAATAATGATTATACAACGAAACAATGGGTCAGTAATAATTTTTCCGGTGGTGGAGCATCAACTGGAAGTTTGCCATTTTTTTTAACATCTGGTGCTACAACATATATGAGTTTTACAGTGTCTGGCAATGATATTATTATTCAAAATCCTATTATAAGTGGAAGAATTATTTATCAAGACACTGATGGAATACAATTTACTAATACACCACATATTATTACTGATTCAACCACTGGTAATGCTATTACAATTACTAATTCAAACGCAGGTGATGCTATTGACATCACAAACACAGCAACTGGTAATACAATTGATATTAATGATACATCAGCAACGGGAACAGCTCTTAACATTTTAAAAAATGGAAATGGTAAATCAATTGTTGTGTCTAAAACTGGTGGTAATAATACGTGTTTAGAAATTTCAGACGCCGGAACATCATCAAATTCAAGTGTCGTTTTAAATAAAACAACTGCGGGTGATGCTATTGTCATTAATAAAACTACTGGTGTGGGTAATTCTATTGATATAACAGATTCAGGAACATCTGAAGCAGTTTTGATTAGGAAAAATAACACAGGTGGAGGACTAGCATTATTAAAAAATGCTTCAGCAGGTATTCCATTATATGTTGAAGACAGAAATATTGATGGATCCCAATCAGTATATATAAGGAAAGAAGCAGGAAGTTTAGGTC